TTATCACTACTGCTTCTACTGCGGTTAAGGTAATAACGGCTGCAAGCAACTTCTTGCTCGGTGGAGTTAGCATGGCTGATGCTAGCAGCGCAGCCAGCAATTTCGTTGCTAACGGTACGACTATCCGCTCGATCAACCTGAACGGCTCGACTACTGGCGGTATCGTTGGTTCGTTCTTTACCGTCACGGCTATCACCTCGACCCAATGGTTAATTCAGGGTGAATTAATCACTTCCGGTGGTACAGCCACGCCGTTTCTAACCACGTAATAGCCACTTAATAGGAGGGCCTTCCTATGGCTATGCAAACTGATGTTAAAAACGTTGCCCTAGCTGCAACTGGTACCCTTTTGGCGTTCCCAAGCCGTGTAAAGAGTGTGGTTGTTACTTCAAGCGCTTCTGCCGGTTCCGTTATCCTTAAAGATGGCGGTTCAGGCGGCACTACGCTGCTTGAAATTACTACGCCAGCGGTGGTAGCTTTTCAAAATATTATTATACCCGGCGAAGGTGTACGGTTTGCGACTAACGTACATGCTACGTTGGCAAACTGCACAATTTCCGTTTTCTATGGGTGATATATGCAAAATGAACAAGCGTTTAACCTAGCAGGACGTAGCGTTTTTATTGCGCTACCTGCTTATGACTTCAAGGTTTCTTTGAAGTTGGCTATCTCGTTGGCCCAGTTTGCTCAGCAAGCCCAGCAGCACGGGGTTGATATTCAGATCGGTAGCATATGTGGCTGCTCTGTTGTCTCCCGTGCTCGCAACCTGCTCGCGCAGGATATGCTGGACTCCGACTGCACGGACTTGATGTTCATCGACGCTGACATTAATTTTGAAGCTGCCGACATTTTCCGCCTGATGGCTTGGACCTCAGACCCCAAGAGGGGTATTGTTGCTGGTGTACCACGTACGCGCAGTACAGCTAAGCAATACATCGCTACTCTTGACCAAGATGACGGCGAGATTACTATGGATGGTATGGGCCTTGTCCGTGCCCAGCGCGTGGCTACCGCCTTTATGATGGTTCGCCGCGATGTATTTGAGACCCTTAACGCTGCTCATCCTGAGTGGCGCTATTACGACGAACGCACAAAGCGTACTGTCCCCTGCATATTTGACTTCATGCTAACTGACGAAGGTTACGTTGGAGAGGATTACCTCTTCTGCGACCGTGCGCGTGAGCAAGGCTTTGAAGTTTGGATCGACCCAACCATCAAGCTAGGCCACATGGGCGTACAGGAATATGAAGGTGATTTCGGCAACGACATCCTCTATCCGATGATCGTCCCCTTAAAGAAGGAAGCTGCATAATGGCACGCAAAAAAGCAAAGCGTTATGATGATGGCGGCGAAATCGTCGTAAGCGGAAGCCGTGCAGCGGATGCCCTTGCGCTGGATCGTATGATGCGTGAGCCTAGCTTTGTTAGCAGCTCCCTCGGTAGCAGGTTTGGCGGGGACGACTCTGGCGGTGGCGGTGGCGGCGGTGGCTCTTCTAGCCCCAAAGTGAGCGTCGGTAAAGTACGAACTCCCGTTGGAAAGGTCTTTGGGGTTAGGGATATCCCTGTAGGTAAGGGCAGTTTATCTGTCGGCGTAAGCCCTATGGGTGGCGGCAAAGTAGGTGGTACGTTTAGAACATCTTTTAAAAAAGGTGGTAAACTCCCTGATCTTACTGGTGACGGCAAGGTCACTCGGGCAGACGTACTCAAGGGGCGCGGTGTTCCGGGTTTCAAAAAGGGCAGTAAGGTCAGCGCCGCTGAAGCCGTACACAAGCACGAGCGTGCCAAGCACAAGGGTCAACCACTAACCAAGATGGCCAAGGGCGGTTCTGCTGCTTCTAAGCGTGGTGATGGCTGCGCTACCAAGGGTAAAACCAAAGGAAGGTTTGTATAATGCCTAAGTATTTAAAACCCGTACCTCCAAAAAAGGGATATCGCCGTGGCTTTGAGCCGCGTCCCGGTGAGAGCGATAGTGCGCGTTTGAAGCGTGAGACGGCAGAGCTTTTGCGGCGTATAGAAAATAAGAAGCGTTACGGCGCGACTTATGAGAACTATCCCGACCAAGACATCTACGCTGCTGGCGGCACTATCGACAAAAAGAGCAGGGATACTAGTGCCCGTTTACGCTCGGGCCTAGTGGAGTTAAACGATAGGCTTAGCCCTTTGGGTAGCTTTCCTAGGGATATTGCCAGTGGCTTGATAGCAGGCGCTAGTAAGGGCGTAAACAGAATGATGGGGCGGGCGAAGGCAGACGCAGATAAGATAAGCGCAGCTTTAGCGGATCAACCGAAAAAAAGTGCACCGCAGATGCCGGATAAGCGCCCAAAGACTACGCCACCAAAACGTGCACCGGAGATGCCGGATAAACTCCCAAGGACGCCACCAAAACGTGCACCGGAGATGCCGGAGAAACGTATGATAAAACCCGTTGAACAGTTTGCTAAGGGCGGATCAACTGCCTCTAAGCGTGGTGATGGCTGCGCTACCAAGGGCAAAACCAAAGGACGTATGGTCTAATGGCCAAGACGCCTGCTTGGACACGCAAAGAAGGCAAGGACCCTAAAGGTGGCTTGAACGCCAAAGGTCGTGCGTCGTTAAAAGCGCAAGGGCAGAATATTAAGCCCCCTGTTAGTGCCAAGCAAGCCGCGAAGTCGCCTAAGTCAGCCGCTCGACGTAAAAGCTTTTGTGCTCGTATGTCGGGTATGCCCGGTCCTATGAAAGACGAGAAGGGTCGCCCTACTCGTAAAGCCCTGTCGCTTCGTAAGTGGGATTGCTAAGATGCTAGATGGGCACGAAACTTTTAAGTATGCTATAGATATAGCTTCATTCTTCACGGTTGTTGGGACGATGGTTTCTATGCTTCCAGCAATCGCAGCGTTGTTTACTATTATATGGACGGCAATTCGTATATACGAGACGAAGACCGTGCGAAGATGGCTAGGTAAGGAATAGAACTATGAAACAGAATAGAGATACCCAGATCGGCGAACGCGCAAAGGCGTTTGTTTCGGCCCGAGCAGCAGCAGATGCGGCCAAGAGGTCACGGAAAAATAAGACGATGTCAAGCGACTCATCCACAGGTGGCTCGGACACAGTACCGGCGACCCCCGAGCGTGACGAGTTCCGCAAAGAAATGATGCGGCGTAACGCCACGCCCGGTATGAAAAAGGGTGGAAAAATGAAGAAGTATGCCGCTGGTGGCGTCACTAAGGAAATGCCTTCGTCGAAGGCTATGGGGAGTTTGAATATGGCAAAGGGTGGAAAAGCTAAGATGAAGCCAGCGGCTAAGGGTAAGCCGTTCGCAGCAACCAAGTTTGGCGCTGCTATGATGAAGAAGTCGGCTGACACGATGGGTCGTGCGATGGTCGGTGCGGGTAAAAGCAGTTCGCCCGTTGGTTTGGCTAAGAAGGGCCATACCGGCGTCCCACTACGTGCGGGCAAGACTAAGCCTTCGATGGCTAAGTTCAAAAAAGGTGGGAAAACCTGCTAATGCGCCCGTGCCGAGGTATGGGGACTATAAGTAAGTCCAAGATGCCTAAAGGCGAAGCTATTGGTATGGCTGCGGGTGGTGAGTCGAAGGTCAATGAGGCCGGAAACTACACCAAACCCGGTATGCGCAAGGCTATCTTCAATGCCATCAAAGCTGGTGGTAAGGGCGGTAATCCGGGCCAATGGTCCGCAAGAAAAGCCCAGATGATGGCTAAGCAGTACAAAGCAAGAGGTGGTGGTTACAAGTGAGCGGATTAGCTAAATCCCAGCAAAGCCTGAAGTCTTGGACTGAGCAGAAGTGGCGAACCAAAAGCGGTAAACCATCGACGCAAGGGTCTAAGGCTACAGGAGAGCGCTACCTACCGGAGAAAGCTATAAAGTCCTTGTCTTCTGCGGAGTACGCAGCGACAACCAAGGCTAAGCGGGCCGGTAAGGCCAAGGGTAAGCAGTTCGTTAAGCAGCCAAAGACCGTAGCTAAGAAAACAAAAGGTTTTAGGTAATGACCACAAGCGGAAGCACCTCATTTGACCTTAACCTCAACGACCTAGTCGAAGAGGCTTTTGAGCGTTGTGGGGCTGAGCTTCGTACCGGTTATGATCTGCGTACTGCGCGTCGCAGCTTGAACTTGCTTACCATTGAGTGGGCAAACCGTGGTATTAACCTGTGGACTATCGACCAAGGTTCTATTGCTATGGTGCAGGGTACAATCACCTACAACTTGCCAATCGACACGATTGACCTGTTAGAGCAGGTGATACGTACAAATGCTGGTACAAGTTCGAACCAGCTTGATATCAACATCAACCGTATTAGCGCCGACACGTACATCACGATCCCAAATAAGAACGCTCAAGGACGTCCTATCCAAGTGTGGATTAACCGTCAGTCTGGTGCGAATGGACAGGGTAATAATATTTCCTACCCGCAGATTAACGTGTGGCCAGCCCCAGACCAAAGCAACTATTATACCTTCTTCTACTACCGCCTGCGCCGTATACAGGATGCAGGTGACGGTCTTAACACGCAAGACATCCCATTCCGT